TTTTTGGTGTTTCTTAATTTACGACATTCAAATGATTTGTATTTGTATTCGCGGATGAGCAATCCTGTTATTCCTTGTGTATTAGATACTCGTAATCCCATTCCTGATTTTATTTGTGGATTACTGTAGTGATTGAGAGTGACTGTTGTTTGTCAATATACAGAATGATTGAAAGATATATGAATTTGTTGAATAAACTTGTCTGCTTCATATTTATTTATCCTTTTATTTTTATGGGTTTCCTGTTTTATTGTGAAATATTTGGAAGAACATTTTCCAGATTGATTTTTAAAATCATATTCAATTGTTTCTCCATCTGCTTGTAAAAATACCTTATCATAGAACACACCTTCTGTAATGAGTTTTTTAGGTGCATCTTTTCCTGTACATTCTTTATAATATCTTTCTATTTCATCTCCTTCTGCTTTTGTAATTGTGCGTGTAGATGCATTCATTATTAATTTTTCTCCTTGTGCCATACGGAATGCTGTTTTTTTCATTGGAAGTTCATATTTTTCTCCATATATGGGGAATACAAATGGATCATCAGACATCTATATTATATATTATAATATAGATAAAGATAAGTTATTATATAATATCATTTGATATAATTCACCATCTATTTTTTTTTACATTAATTCTTGGTCCACTAGAACGTTTTCTCATTAATGTTGGGTCATATTGTTCAGTTTCATCATCAGAACCAATATCTTTAGATAAATCCCAGAATTCTTTTGAGCCAAGTTTAAAATCATTATGAGGTTGTGCTTTATACCAAAATATTTGATCTTCTAATTTATTGGATTTTGAATTGTTATTTATAACTAAACATTCATAATTTTCTGTACATTGATCCATTACTTGACAAAAAGATTCAAATGTAGGAAACATTCCAGCATAATTATCATATATTCTTTTACGATTGCTAATATATGGTTCTCGTAAAATAAACACATAATCTATATTAGTTCTTAAATTTGGAGGAATTCCTAAAGGATATTGCATAGTAATTATAAGCATAATTTTCCAATGACGTCCATTCATAAAAAGTAACCGCATAACTTTATCTTTAGTCCAACTATTATCAAATAAACAATCATCTAATATAACAAATGCTCTTGGATCGATTGATGACCTACCATATGCTTCGTTTTCTTTTTTTACTTGTTTAAGCACCATTTTTTGACGTTTTAGTATATTTTCTATTATAGCAGTATTGTATTCATCATGTATAAATAATTTAGGAACATGTTTCGAATAAAAACCATTACCTGACTCAGTTCCTGATATTACAGTTCCTATAGGTATATCTTGGTGGTAGTATAATAAATCTCTTACTAAATATGATTTACCAGTATCACGACGACCAATTAATACAATTACTGGACCTTTTAATTCATTTGGATTAAAACTAATATTTTTCATATCAAATTTTGTCAATTCTAAATTCATTACTATTGTATTATTTAATAAGAGAATAATAATAGTAATGATTACGAATTAGTTAAAAACACTATATATTTTTATTTAATAAACTCATATGTTCGAATTATTTTATAAAAAAAATAAACATATTGATTTGTTTAATACTTTAGAAAAATCAAAATATGGTAATTTTTCACATTTACAAAGTTATATACCAATTTATTCAAAATTTTTTAAATTAAATGATACAAATTGGAATCATATAAATTTAAATCATAAAAATCATATAATGAATGTTATACAGAGTGAAGATGATAATAATTATACCATAAAATTAGAAAATAATCAAACTATTAAATCTTTCTTTAAATTATCTCCTTTAATAGATCCAATAAAATTTATGACTGGCAAATATAAAAAAAAACCTATAGATTTATTATATTCATTACCATCAGTTTTATCAAATGATAATGTTAATAAATCATTAGATAAACTATATGATGTTAATAACGCAGCATATATAGATTCCTTTTTTTCATTTTTATCATCAATGCTTTTACATCAGCATAATTTTATTCACGGAATAGATTTTTATGGTTCTTTTTTAAGTATAAAAAAAAATTATAAAATAAATATAGCAGATGAGTTTGAATATGTACACAATTCAACATATTTTATAGAAAATAATGAAAAATTGTTCAAACTAAATAATAACGCAATGAATGATTATATCAATATTGACACACGAAATTATAAAAAACGAATTATTATAAATCATACGAACACACCATTGTCTGTAGATAGTTATGACAATACTATATTCGATAGTGTGTTTGAATCTTCTACTAATACAGATACCAATACAGATACCAATAATGGTGTTCATACAGATATTTCTAATGAATTAATATTTGAATTTAATATTACTAAGAAATCTAATAGTAATTCAGATAGTACATGTTCATCGAGAAATTCATTAACTTCTATTGATAGTAATAATAGCGATGATAGCGATAATAGTGATAATAGCTATGATAGTGATGATAGTGATGAATCATGTTCTACAATAGACTCATTAAATTCTATGGACTATATTGAAGCTGATATTAATAAATATCCAGTTCAAATTATTTGCTTAGAAAAATTACATAATACATTAGATAATTATATAATTAATAATGAAATTAATATTCCCGAATGGAAATCTATACTATTTCAAATAATAATGACTTTAATTACATATCAAAAAGCATTTAATTTTACTCACAATGATTTACATACAAATAATATAATGTATAATGAAACTAATAGAAAATTTATATATTATCATTATCAAAATACTTATTATAAGGTACCAACATATGGAAAAATATATAAAATTATAGATTATGGACGAGCAGTATATAAATATAAACAATCTACAATGTATAGTGATAGTTATCATCCAAAAGGAGACGCAGCAACACAATATAATTGTGAACCATATTTTAATGCAAATAAACCACGAATTACACCTAATCAATCATTTGATTTATGTAGATTAGGATGCTCATTATTTGATTATTTTGTTGAAGATATTAAATCTTTACAAAACATAACAAATCCTATTGCTAAAAAAATTATAGAATGGTGTACTGATGATGATGGGTTAAATATTCTTTATAAATCTAACAATAAAGAACGTTATCCAGGATTTAAATTATATAAAATGATAGCTCGTAATGTTCATAATCATACCCCCATAGCTCAATTAGATTCAGATTTATTTGATTGTTTTAAAACCATAAAAAAACATATAAAAAGAAAGGTAAAAGTATTGGATATAAATAAAATACCTATATATTGGAAATAAATATATTATTTGATAAATTATATATTCCTGATAAAGTTAGTGTAGAGAAACAAATTACTATATCTGATATATAACTGATATATATCTGATATAGTATACAATTCTAAAATTCTGGTTCATTCGTAAAAACATTTGGAGAAGTTTTTACTACGTCTGTTAATGAATCAAATTGTTCCATAATAAATGTTCCACATATAACAGCAATGTACACTAATAATGTATCACGTAATAATAATTTTAATGGTATATTTTCTTTTAAAATAAATCTCATTTCTATAAATTTAATAAGAAGATACACTAATGAAATTATTAATGCCATAATAAATATATTGAACATTTATTATAACTAAACAAGGGTTTATTTATAATTAAACGAATAACTAATATAAAGTTGTTATATCTCCTAATATAGGCGTGTCATTTATTTCAATATTTTTATTTATATCATGAATATCTAATACATCTAATTTTATACTTGGTTCGTTATTAAATATATGAATTTTTTCTTCTTCTTCGTCTTCTTCGTCTTCTTCGTCTTCTTGTTTTCGTTTTTCATTTCTAATTGAACTTAATTCTTCTAATCGTTCAATAGTTTTGGGAGCATTTATCTTATGTTCCTGCGTAGATGTTATACTACTAGGTATTTCAGTTGGATTATAATTTTTAATACTATCTAAATTATTAAATTCTAATGAAGTAGGGGTATTTTCTGTTGCTGGTTGTGAAGTATCTGTTGCTGGTTGTGAAGTATCTGTTGCCATTGAATTAGATAATTCTTCTTTGGGTATTGGAATATGTGATGTATTTTTCAAAGAAGATGTATCTGAATCAATAATCTTATTTGTTTTTACTATAGTTATAGGTTCTGATGTATTTTCAGTTGATGTATTTTCTGTTGATGTATTTTCTGTTGATGTATTTTCTGTTGATGTATTATTAGAAGATACATCAGTATTAGTTTCAATCATTTCTCGTTCTTCTTTTTTAATTTCAAATACGTCTTCCTCTGTTGTTTCATCGACATATGCCTTTAAAATATGTTCAATAGGCATATTATTACGTATTACATTCAATATACATTCATTTATAATTATAGTACATTCGCGATTATTTTTTTGTTTTAATAAAGGTAATATATTTTGTTCAAATAAAAACACATTTTTATACATTTGCCTCGCAACTTCGATATAAACTTTATGAATAAAATCTTGGAGATTTGGTATATCAATATCTATTTTTTTTTGTTTTTGTCCAACACGAACAGATGTTAATAATTTTAATTGAGTAATATGAACACACGTTAAAATATCTTCTAAATAAGAACAACCACTCTCATTAATAATTCTGTTTGTTTCAGTTTTTATTAAATCAGGATTCCACTTGCTAATACGTCCTAAAAAATTTTGAAATGTCATTAAATATTTTTCATGTTCATCATTTTCAATACATAATTTAACAGCTTCATTAAATATAGATAAAATGCCTTGATGTATTAAAGGAGAGAGTTTTGATATTAATAACGCACAATACTCATTACGAGTATCAGATAAACTAGAAACATTAAAATCGTCCATTTTATATACTAATAATATTATTTAATATAGAATCATTACGCAAAGAATATATATTCAATATCATTGACATTAATAACTTTTCATTCCTAATTTCATATTTAAGTTTGTTAAAATATATTAAAATCATATATTTTGTTACATTTTCTTCCATGTTATTCTCAATGTATTTTATTAAATCTATTGCACTAGCACCAGTTTCATATAATTTTGTTGCGTAGGTAAATATATTATTATTTTTATTTTTTTTTATATATGTAAAATATTTTGCGATCATTGTTTGTTTAGATTTATATAAATTACTAGGTATTTCAACTTTATGTATATTATGTAACTGAATTATTTCGCCATTAATAGTAGGAAGAGGAACATATATATCACAAAATCTTGATAATATTGGTTTTAATAGTTTTGTTTTATCTTCTATAATAATGAAAAAACGCGTGTTTATTGTAAATAATTCTATACATCGTCTCAATGCGGATTGAGCATCAATTGTTAATTTGTCAGCATTAATTAATATAATACTTTTAAATATTGAATTATGAATACTTCCAATATTTGTTTTTGAAAAAAATTTTAATTCTTCTCGAATAAATTTAATACCTCTTCCTTGTGCACAATTTACAATCATAATATATTGGTTTTTATTATCTATACCATCATATATTTGATGTAAAAATTGTTTCATAATTGTTTTTTTACCACAACCAGATTTACCATGAAATAAAATATTTGGGATCTTATTATGTTTTATAAATGTATTTAATTGTTCCTTTATATTATTATGTATTTGTAACATACGTAATAATATAAAATAATTTATATTTATATTTGTAAAATCATTATATATTTTTATGATTATTCGTTGTATTAGCACTTGAACCACGAAAAGGAGAAAGAGGAAGTGCGGTAGCAGAGGTTATAATACATTGCGTCTTGTTCCAAAGGTATAATTACCTCCACGGACCACTGATAGAGACGGATTTAGAAGGAGCATAGTATTCACGCGCTGGAAGAGTCGATCTCTTATCCGATACAGCACCTGAACCAGCACCTGAACCAGCACCTGAACCAGCACCTGAACTAGCATCCGTAGTAGATGTTTCATTTTCATTCAAATATGACTCCCAATCATTTACAATTACATTAATATCAGCAACATTTTCTTTTTGAATACAACAACTATATACAAGATGAATGAAATTTAGTAAAATTTTACATTCTTTGTCTGTTAATATTGTTTTATTAAATTTAATAAAATTTCTAATACATCTTAATAGTAATATTCCCAATGAGTACACGTCAATTCGCTTAAAAAAATCTAATTTTGGTGATATTGTAGATATATCAAAATGTTCTGCTAATATATTATTATACTTCTCAATAATATCCGTAACATTTTTTTTTTTATGAAACAAATTAAAATAAAACGTACTTATACCATATTCCATATTATGTTTCATTAAATCTTTTATCTTTTCTTGCAAATCTTTTATATCTAGTTCTTCTACATTTGGTATAAATAATTTTTGTCCTTTTAATCTATATAATAATATTTCTATTTCTTTCAATTTATCAGTTGTATATAATGGATAGTATTCTTTATTTTTGTCAGTAATAAATGGTTCGAATATATTATTAAAATTACTCTTTATTATATTTTCATTGAAATCAAAACTATATTCATAGTTTGAAATTAATATATCTTCATCTATATAATGTTCATATGCGATATTTGATTGGTCAAATGTTGCTGTCCAAGCAGCAATTGAAGGCCAAAAAATATACATAAACGCTGTTGGCATTGATTTTGCGGTTTCTGTTGTTAATATATTACGAACATCACCAATATCAATTAATTTAAAACTACCATTTATTTCAATAGAGTTATGTCCTTTAATATCGCCATGTATAAAACTATGATTTTGTAAAAATTGAATACCACGACAAATATTTAATAATTTAATTAAATTTGTTTTAAATAATTTAAATGTAGAGTTTAAATTTTCATTTTTAAAAATTGCACTTAAAGAATTACCTCCAATAGGATAATTTATAATGTTTGTTGTAATTGATTTATCTTTACAAAATGATGGAGATAAACCATATTTCTCCTTTCTAAAAATTCCATCTGGATTATTTATTATATCACAATTAGCAGTACAAACATCTATAGGTAAAACGCAATATTTTTCTAATTCTTCTATTTCTTCGGCAGTAAATTCTTTTACACCTTTGAACATTTAAAA